TTTCCCTCCTCATTTTCTTTTTAGTGCATTGATAAGCACACTAAGAATGAACAACATTTCACTTTTTACATTAAGTATATACCTTTTGACGTAATACGTCTTTAATAATCTATATATTATATATTATTTTTATACGTTATAGCTTATAGCAATTGTAAAGTATTATTTATTCATCATATTTTTATAAAATACCTCTATTATACATTTCTCATACGGATTTGTATATATTTTATTTCTAACGAGACCAACTCTTTAACAGGATTTAACGATCAAAGTAATCGTTATCTTTATGGACTTTATCACTCCAACCCCCTAGTATACTGTCAACTTAACAGTCCCTTTATAGGGATATACAACAAACCCCCCTTTTTAGAGGACCCCTTGCTGATCCTCCATGCATTGAGTCATTTGCATGAACCCAAGACTCATTGAACAAATCGCATGAACGTACGCCATTTAATTAGTGTATAATCTTCATCCGACGGTACGATTAATTACCCAACGGATAAGACTTCAGAAATACACACGGCCAGTCATGCTATAAGGCAAGAAAATGATTGAACTAACAAAAACAACCATACAAACAGGTTTGAGTAACCTAGTGAACTACCCCAAGGACATGTCGTGTCCAGTGACCCAACCTTTATCATACTCTGATATTACTAGAATTGTCCCTAAAAAAGATGAGTCTACTATTGAGAGTATACCCCCCGATCATAGGTTTGATCCAATTTTGGAAGGTACACTTGAGAAACTACCTTTATTAGAACCTGTTCCTCCCTCAACCAAATTTATACATCTATATAAACCCTTGGAACAGCGAGTATACATTGATAGTACCAAGTTACCATTAACGTTACTTACGAGAGGAGATATCAATATCCTTAAGACGGATACTTCTCCTCACCCATCTCTAATTGATTCTGGTATTGAATTACAAGTTTTTGACACCGGTTTTGCTGGTGTTGCATGGACTAGAGAAGAACCATTTAGCAAGGAAATGATTTGGGATTTTGTTATTAAGTTATTTGAAGATTTATGTCTTTTCTTAACTGCATCTTATAGAGCTACGACTCATACAGATCGTATATTAGCTATTATAACTTATGTTAAATTACGACATGGTAATGCACCATTACTAACTAGTCGTATTATTAAGCTTTATACCGATAAATTGAAAACTTTATTTGGAATGGAGATTCAGTTTGATGTAGCAGAGTTTGCGAGAGATGCTCGCGCTCGAATGAACAATTTTGAAGAGATGCGAAATTCACCTATATGGGAAAAAATATACAATTTTGGGTGCTTTTCATTAGCACATTCGTTATTTTCCCGTGCAGGTATTGATTTTGAATCTTTTAGTTATGATGCCATGGAGGCGGCAATTATAACAAAGAAGTTTTCAAGTAAAACAGATATGGTTGTCTGTTTTGCTGACACCGCTCTTTTTATTTGCGAAAAAGGAGCACAAATTTTTACTACAGGTGATTTAGGTTGCCTGTATCATTCGGAGAGCACATATGAGATGTTCTTCAAACAAGCTACAGAATTAAAACGTCAAGCTCCATTACTTGATAATTCTGAAGCGCACGGTATTAATATGCATACCTATCACGCTAGATTAGAGGATTCTATTGAGAAAGGTGATGATATGTATAAACATGCAGTTCGTATGGGTGAAAGAGAGCGGAAAACTCTTTTTATATTTATTAATGATCTTAAAGTCATTCAGAATGATTTATGCTCAAAAAGAGCTGCCGGTGAGAACCGTGTACCACCATTTTCTATATTAGTAAATGGACCTTCCAGTATTGGTAAGAGTTCCATTATGAATATGATTAGACATTATTATGCCATGCATGAAAATTTAGAACGAGGTAGTGAATTTACTTATAGTAGAAATGCTGCTGCTAAATTTTGGGATGGTTTTACATCCAAAGTATGGTGCCTAATAATGGACGATATAGGTTTTATGAACCCCAATTTTGCTGTAGGAGGAGATCCTACTGTTATGGAGATTTTACAGATTATTAATTCTGTTCCTTTTGTACCAGATCAAGCAGCACTTGAAAATAAGGGTAGAATACCTTTAAGAGTCAAATTAGTTGTTGCCAGTACTAATACTCGGGAATTAAATTGTGATAAATATTTTAGTTGCCCAGGTGCTGCACAACGACGATTTCCATATTGTATTACACCCTCAGTGCGTCCGGAATTTCTAACCAAGGATGGTACTGGATTAGATAGCTCCAAAGTGGATCAAACTGACGGATTTCAAGATTTATGGACATTTAAGATCACTAAGGTTGAACCCCATGTAGATCTTAAACGTAATGCTATTCATCGTACTGTACATGAAGGTATTGGTATGCGTGGATTACTTGAATGGCTTGATATTGCTATTACAGAGCACAATAGAAATCAAAGTGTAATCACAAGGAGCAATAAGAAATTAAATGCTTCTAGTATGTGTGAAACATGCAAATTACCTAATGAATTTTGCAAGTGTGCAGAAAAATCTGAGAAGGTTGAGATTCAGGGTAATATGGTTTCGGGATCATTAGCGAGTGTTGTACCAATTGGTAAGAATTGGTGTGATACATGCAAAGATTTTGATTGGAAGTGTAACCATAATATGCGGTGGTACAATGGCGCATATGTTTGTGAACCATCACATTTACCTATGATGTTATATGATCTACAACAATTTTACCCCTTTTCTACATCTTTTCTAGCTAATATTAGAATGGATGATGAGTTGGCGAAACTTACTGAAATGCATGCACGATATGGAAGAATGTCTCCAGGACCTGAACGTGAAGCATTATTGCAAGTTATAGGTATTACTAATAATGGATTAGAAGTTATGCGTGAAGTTTATATTCTGTCCAGGGAAAAGAAAATTTGCGATTATAATACATATGATCTTAAAGTTTGGCAAACTTTTGAAGAAAGAGTTACACAGAAACCCGCCCCAGAGTTGAGAATTATGAATACTGGTGATTACGATGATCTACTCTTATTACAAGGTAAAACTGAGGGTTCTAATATGTACACTTTTATTAGTTTATCCTGCACATTATACTGTGGATATAAATTATGTGTTAAAATTAGTGATATTATAACCTATGCAGATACTGCACTAGAAATTGCTAATACTGTATTTGATTACAATACCAGGATTAATACAACAATAGCTAAAATTACAAATGCACCACTCAACATCTGTGAGTTGGATGCTGCTTGGTTCCGAAAACAAGGAGCCATGGTGCAAAGAGTAGTTTATAAACATTCTAGTTTTCTAATGGCGTGTGCAGCAGCATTAGTTATAGGTATTTCTACCATGAAGCTTACAAGTAGTGTGTTTAATCTTCAAGGTAACATGGGTTCTGCACCCGTAGCTAATGAAGTGGAGAAGGATAATGTATGGTTTAATCCAGACATACCCCTACATACATTAGAAACGACACCCCAAAGTAAGTGCACAGATTATACCACCCTTAGAACGAAAGTGGCAAATAATACTGTACATTTGGTAACTTCAGTTGAAGTAAATGGTAAGATTAAGAAATATATTTGTAAAGGTGTGTGTGTTAAAGCACGCGTTTATATGTTCGATAACCATACTATACCCGTTGGTGATCATTTAACAGATATTACAAATACAATTGTATCCCCAGGTATTTCTACTAATGTGAAACAATTTTTGCGAACTGAATCTTGTGTTTTACGTTATCCTGATATTGATATATGTTTTATTAAAATTAGTATTCAAAATCCATGTAAGAGTATAGTTGAATATTTTACTCCTACTGATGAATTTACACTTGCTAGTTCACACGGTGAATATATTTCCCGTAATGCTGATGGTGAAGTTATATATAAAACTGTTAAAGGTCTTGTTAAAACGAATTTGATATTACCCAATGGAGTAGGGAAAGATTCTTCAACATATACAGGTACTGTAGATGTACCTACAGTTCAAGGTGATTGTGGTTCTCCATTGATCACAAAAACCATTAAAGGTGTAGTCATTATTGGTATGCATGTTGCGTATGATACTATTAATAATAAGACTGTAACACATCATGTTTCGGGCGATCTTATTAGAGTATCTATAGCTAAATTGGATCCATACGGACCTTTGCAAGCATCATATGCTCAATTAGATTCTGGAGATAATAAAGTTGTAATATCCGATTTACATCATAAATCTACCATGCGTTATTTAGTGCAAGGAAACCTTATGTTGTTTGGATCTAAAAAGGACTTTAGACCTGCATCTAAATCTAAGGTTATACCTTCCTTTGCACATAAGGAATTTGAAAAGATAGGCTTTAAGACTACGTGTGGTCCACCCGTTATGAAGGGATGGAGACCGTGGCGTCGTACAGCTGAATGTATTACGAATACAGGTAAGACTATCAATTCTGGAATACTTGATAAGTGTATAGATTCTTATGTGAATGATATGATATCACGTATGCCTGCTAAAGAGATGGCAGATGTTAAAGTGTATGATATGTTTACTGCTGTTAATGGTGCTGCTGGTATCGGTTACGTAGATACCATAAAGCGAACTACCAGTGCAGGCTCTCCTTGGGCTTGTTCTAAAGCAAAATTTCTTACAAAAACACTTCCAGAGAGAGGATTAATGGATCCGGTGGAGGTGGATAAAGAAATACTCGATAGATCTGCTGCGATTGAATCTAGGTATAGATCTGGTGAGAGAGTTTATCCATTATTTTCTAGTCATTTGAAAGATGAACCCACGAGTTTTAAAAATATAGCC